AAGTCTTCATAATATCAACACTTTAGTCGAGATTCTTGGTGAATATCCCTATGTAGGACAAAAAATAAAAACATATAAGGCATTAATGATTAATCCTCAAGTAAGTTGGGGGGAAAAAGCGGAAGAAATATTTGGCGCGGATCCGGGTTATTATCTTAACGATCCAGAAATTAAATTCTTATTTCCACCTAAGAAATGTCCAATCTGCGGCGCGCCAACAGAAATCAGAGAGAGCGATAGTGGAACTATTGAGCTGTATTGTTCAAGTGATACTTGCGAAGGAAAGCTCATAAACAAGCTAGACCATTTCTGTGGTAAGAAAGGTCTCGACATTAAAGGCTTGTCTAAAGCTACCTTAGAAAAACTTATTGACTGGGGCTGGATTACAAGAGCAAAGGATCTATTCTATCTATACCAATGCGAGTCTGAGTGGATTAATAAGCCAGGATTCGGCGCAAAGAGCGTAAAGAAGATTTTGGATGCTATTGAAGAGGCGCGTCACACGACACTTGAGAAGTATTTAAGCGCGATTAGTATTCCGCTTATAGGGAAGACTTATGCACGTCAGTTGGCGCAGATATTTGAAACTTATCAAAACTTTAGAGTATCTGTAACTCCCGATCCTATCACTGGTATTAAACCTTTTGACTTTACACAGATTGATGGATTTGGTCCAGCAATGCATGAGGCAATCATGAGTTTTAATTATTATGAGGCAGATAGAATGGTTGATATGAATATCATTGACTTTGTCGAAGAAGAAGGCGCACTGGAAAATTCTGGAAATGCGCTTGAGGGTAAGATTTTTTGTGTCACGGGTCGAGTCCATATCTGGAAGAACCGAGACGAACTTTCAGCGGCAGTGACCGCCGCAGGTGGCAAGGTAACATCATCAGTCTCTTCAAAAACCGATTATCTCGTAAACAATGATGTTACAAGCACATCATCAAAAAATCTTAAAGCAAAAGAGCTCGGTATTCCAATTATCACTGAAGAACAGTTACAGGAGTTAATGAAATGAAAGTTAACATAAACTTAAAAGATTCAAATAGTCATGCGCCAATGAACCGAGAGCAGCGTAAGGCAATGCATAAGCGCCTTATGCCTAAAATTAAGCGCATTGTAGAACTCGAAAAGCAAATAAAAGCAGGCATTGATAAAGACGCAGCTGAAACTGAAATGACCCAAATCATTGAAAGCTGCACAATGATTGAGATGTTTGCCATCGAAGATTATATCTATAACAAGAATCTACTTGACAATCATTAAAATTTATTATATAATTATAATAACAATAGCAGAGAATAAAAAACTGCAAATATTAAGATATAAAAGGAGAATTAAGGCAATGGCTTTAAAAGACAATTCACTCACAATTTTTAACTATGTAAGAGAGCATGATGGAGAGGACTTTACTGCATAGGATATTTCAGAAGCAACTGGTATCGGTGTAAAGTCTGTAAATGGATGCCTCACAGCAATGGCAAGACACCACGATCTTATTTATCGTGAAGAGGTTGCTGTAACTGGCGGTAAGGTAAAATATATCCGTCTAACTGAAACGGGAAAATGTTTTGATCCTGAGGCAACGGAAGACTAATTAAAAAGGAAAATAAGGGGTAATTATGCAATTACCCCTTAAATTGTAAAGATGATAGTATTATGCGTAATATCAATTCTTCTTGGTGTGAGCGGTCTTGCTTATGGAGTATGGGTTAAAGCCACATCTGTAAAAGCTAATCGCTATACAGCAGAAGAAAATTAGAAACTAGAAGAACTCAATTAGTCATTACAAGCAACTCGCAAAAGCTTAGAAGCACAAAATAACTTATTGATAAAATCTAACAATGAAATTTCTCAAAAATATGAAGAGAACTGTAAAAAAACAAAAAATTCTTACGACGAATTAAATCAATTAACTCAATAGAAATTGTTGTTAATAAATGAAATTCAAAATAAGCAAATTGAAAAAGCAGGAATTGAGGCGCAAATTGCTGCTTTCAGCAGCTCTGTAGAGACAATGTCAGGTGACTTAAAGGCAGCTGCGCTCGCCTCCTTTGAACAATATTGTGAGACTCTTGATTATGAATATCAAAAACGCGAACAAGAGTTCGATATTGAAGTGGACACTCTTGATCAATTATATTTTGACAGACTTCAAGAACTTGATGCAAGAGAAAAAGGATTAATTGAAGAGCGACGTCAAGATATTGACACTCTTGTGCAATTATTTTATGATAAGCAATAGTCAATGTCTAAAGAATTACAAGAAGAAGAGGCGGCAATGCGCGCCGACCTAGACTCAATCCGCAAAGAGCTAGAAAAAATTCGTGCAACCAAGGCCGCCACAATGGAAGCACAACTTCGTGAAGAAGAAATTAAAAATCAAGCAACATTTTATACTCTTCAACTTAATGAGGCAGATAAGCGAGACGTGGCATATCTTCAAAGTATTGAATATAATCTACGCGAAGCAAGACCTTTGCGTATGCTTATATGGACTACTTTCTATAGAGATAAAGTCAATGACCTTGCGGCGCGCGTAGGTGCGTTGGGCGCCAGTGGAATATATAAGATAACACACATTGACTCTGGTATATCTTATATCGGACAAGCGGTCAATGTTGGCCGATGAAAAACTTTACCTAGTAGCTGCTAGGGGTCGCTAACTTATAGTGGCTAACGAGGAAAATATTTTTTAATAAAATACAATCTCGTGGGAAATTTTGATTAATCCATCTTCCATAAAAATAATATATATATGAACAACTGATGAATATAACATTATAGGAGGCATAAAATGCAAAAATTATTTTTATCTAAGATGACACCAAATGACATTATTAGCGGAATTTATAAAATTAATTACCCAAACGGAAAAGCTTACATTGGATAGGCTCAAAATATTCGAGCTAGACTTATGGAGCATAATTCTTATAGTCAAGCTGGACATGGTTCAAGAGAACTTCTATTGTGTGAGCAAAAAATGAAAGAATACAATATTATTATTGATGAGTTTGAATTACTTGAAACAGTTTCTGACTTATCGTTATTAGATGATAAAGAAAGATATTGGATTTCCTTTTATAAAACCTATATTAAAGATGGACACGGATACAATAAAACCCGAGGAGGAGACGCTTCGGGGAAACGAGGGACTGAAAATCCTAATGCAGCTTTAAATGAAAATCAACTTAAAGAAATAATTGATTTGTTAATTAATCATACAGAGTTTTCTTTAACAGAGATAGGTAATAAATATGGAGTAGGACAAGGTACTATATTAAATATTTCAACAGGTAGAACCTATGTTAATCCAAACTTAGTTTACCCATTAAGAAAAAATAATCATGACTCAGCGTGTAAGACAGAAGTTTTAGATTATTTTTCCTCCGAAGAAGAGCTAGTTAATTTAAAAGAAGATTTATTGTATCGTTGGGATTTACCAATTCAAGGTGGTATAGATATTAAATATAATATTCCAATCAGGGTATTAAGAGACATTAATAATGGAAGAAAATTTGCAGAAATAGGGAAATATAGTTATCCTATTAGAGCAAAAAACATTCGCAATAATCATAATTTAACTTTAGAGGATGTTTAGAATATTTTAGATCTGTTACGTAATACTAATACTTCTATGGATAATATTGGTGCACAATATAACATAGGGCGTTCAACTATAAGTAATATTAATTTAGGAAAAACTTATATTCTTAAAGATTATGATTATCCTGCTAGAAAATAATGGATTAATTGAAAAACCTGTATCGACTATTCCCTAGGCCTTATGGGCGGGGAAGTAGGGCTATTATTAGCACATAGTAGTATTTTAGGAAACGAAGTACTTTAAATGCCGAAATGGTTTCCTGTAATAAAAATTACAGTAAAAAATAGTCAAAATTAATGCAACATTAAAGAGCGCTGGGTAACGCATGTCAAATGCAGCTTAGGTATCGATACCCCTGTAACAAGTCAACTTTATGCATTTACAAAAGAAAAGGGTATTGATAACTTTACTTTTGAAATACTTGAAAAATGTAATATCAATGAATTAAATGAAAAGGAGAAGTTTTATATTGACCTCTATCAGACATATGATTTTGGACTGAATAAAACTCGCGGAAATAGTTAAATGTATATTAAACTAGAATGGACAGATGAAATTGGTGATATTGAAGAAAAAGAGTTTTGGTCTTGGGGAGACTGTTTTAGCTTTGTTTTTAAAATGTACGACCAAAAATGGAAGAAAATACGCAAGGAGTTAAAATTGAAATGAAAGTAGATATTTGGATAACAACAGACGAAGGCGCAGAGTATCATGCTGAAAACCTAAGCTGGAACGAAGCTTGCGCCATAATAGTAGATAAGCATAACCAAGAAGAACTGTTTAATCTACTTAATAATGAAGTTATTAAAGATTATCTAAAGGATGTGGCAAATGAAAGTAACAAGAATTGAAATCTCTCTTGAATGGGAGGATAGCGGCGAATTTGAGCATGAAACTTATGAAGACTCTTTTGATGATGCAATTCGCGTACTAAAGAAAATGAAAAAGAAATATCAAGATGGAATAAAGGAGGAATGGGATTAATGAAGTTTAAGAATACTGAGGTTTTTAACTTTGAAGGTGCTTTACGTGGTATGAGAAATCCGCTTAATAGCTGGGCTAAAAGCGATTCTATTTTGTGTCCAGGTAGTTGTGATAATTGTGATAAATGGCGTCTTGATTGGTCAGTGTGTCCAGGCAATATGCTTAAAGGGGCTTTTGTAATCGGACCTAATGATATGGATCTTTGTCGTAGACTAATCAATGGAGGTCCAGAACATCGTAAATTTCTTAGACAAATCTTCGTGAGTGTAGATATTACTGCTCCTCTCTACTGGCTCAAGGAGTTTGATACCTACCGTATTGGAGTAACCGAGAATTCAACTAGCACCATGCATAAACTGGCAAGCACTCCAATTACGCTTGAATGTTTTGAGACTGATGATTTTACTAACTTCGCGGATATTGATGAAACATTAAATCCAGATACTATTATTGCTTATTGTGAAACCTTGCGTCAAAAATATCTTGAAACAAAAGATAAGCGATATTGGAAAGAGCTTATCCGTTGGCTGCCCAATGGTTGGCTTCAAACGCGTACAGTAACTATGAATTATGAGAATCTTCGTAGTATGGCTCATCAGCGCGCCGGACACAAGCTCTCTGAGTGGCATACTTTCCTTGAGTGGGCGAATACTCTTCCCTATGCAAAAGAGCTAATCTTTGATTAATTTATTGATTTTTTATACAAATTTAATTATAATTATTATATAAAATGAATAAAATAAATAGAAATGGAGATAAATTAATTAAATGACAAACAAAGAAATTTTTATCAACACAGTAGAACAACTTATTGCGCATAGCAAAGATATGATTCCTACTGAAGCTATTGAATACCTTAATCAGCTTAAAGCAACACCTGAAAAGGAGAAGGCTCCTTTTACTGAAAATGGCGCAAAGGTTCTTATTTGGATGCAGGAGAATTATGAGTCTTATAACAATATTCTCAAGGCAAAGGAAATCGGTGATGGACTTTTCTGTTCTTCGCGCACAGTGTCTGGTGCTATGAGAAAGCTTATTACTGACGGTTATGTAAGCAAGACAGAAGGAACTCCTACTTGTTATTCGCTTACAGAACTTGGGATGAGCGTAACGGTAGTAGTTCCAGAAAAGAAAACCAAGGATGAAGAATAATGAGAGATTTTATAATTTTAGCAATTTCTTATATACCTTTTCCTGTTTTAGAGGAGTATCTTAAAACAAGAGGAATAACTTGCTATAATGAAGATGGAAGCTCTCGTATGACTTATGAAGTAGTTAATGATATAATGCAGCTTCTACTTGACTAAATAAAAAATTTTTGTTATAATAAAGATATTGGACAAAAATATTAAATAAGTAAAATAATTAATAAACAAGGAGAAAGAAATGAAGTACACAAAGAATTCAATTACAATTCAAGGAAGAGTTTACAGTTTTGGAGAAGCAAATGGAAGAAATATGCTTGAAGTAAAGACTGTAAAGAATGAAAAGTCTGAGAACTTCGGTAAGGAGTTTATTGCAGGAACTATCCAGGTTGCAGTAGATGAAGCAGGTCTTAATGTAATTCCTGTTCACTACACTTTTGTAACCCCCACCACAAAGAATGGCGGCACCAACAATACCTTTACCGCTCTTAAGGCACTTATCGATGGCGGTAAGACTTGGGTAAAGGACGGCAAGGATGCTGCACCTATGGTTAAACTCGAGCCTTCTTTTGCGCTCAATGATTTCTATATCAATGAGAATGGTGAAGATAAACTTGTCTCTCAGGTAATGCACGAGGGTGGTTTTGCAACAATCGTAAACACTCTTCCTGAGAACGAAGCAGAGAGAACTTATTTCCGCTGTGATATGGTTATCACAAATGTAACTCATGTAGATGAAGATAAAGAGAAAAACATTGATGAACATGTTGCTCTTCGCGGTGCAGTATTTAATTTCCGTAAAGAACTTCTTCCTCTTACCTTTACAGTTAAGAATCCTAACGGTATGAATTACTTTGAAGAACTTGGCGTGTCTGGTAGCGAGCCTGTTTACACTTGGGTTGAAGGTATTATTAACTGCAATACTGTTAAGAACGAGGTCAAGGAAGAGACTGCATTTGGCGGCGAGTCTGTAAGAACCTTTGAGCGCAAGACTAAAGAATGGCTTGTTGTAAGAGCTTCGCAGAATCCTTATGACTTTGGTGAAGAGGGTATTCTTACTGGAGAAGAGCTTACAAAGGCTATGCAGGATAGACAGGTTAAGCTTGCCGAGGAAAAGAAGAGAAGTGAAGAGTATAAGGCACAGAGAAATAATCCTGTAGCAGCGCCCGCCGCTCCTCAGGCAAAAGCTGGTGGCTTTAACTTCTGATAAAAAGAGGTAAGTGAAAATGGCAGATTTTAATTTACTTGATATTTAGCCTCATTAGGTTTCAAGAGATATGCGCGGTTATTGCGTCTTCTTCTATGGAGACGCAAAGACCGGTAAAACTACTACCGCGACTAAATTCCCTAATCATCTTTTGGCGGCTTTTGAAAAAGGATATAATGCAATTCCCGGCGCCATGGCACAACCTATTAATAGTTGGTCTGAGTTTAAAAAATTCTTGCGCCAGTTAAAGAATGAACAGGTTAAAGCTAGATTCGAAACTATTATCCTTGATACAGCTGATATAGCCTATGACTATTGTGAGAAATATATTTGCGCCAATGCAGTTCGTCCAGATGGCTCTATAGGCGTCGATAGCATCGGTGACATTGGTTACGGAAAGGGCTTCAAAATGGCAGCGCAAGAGTTTGATAGCGCGCTTCGTTCAATCCTTCAATTAGGATACGGCTTAGTAATTATTTCTCACGCGCAAGACAAAACCTTTAAGGATCAAAATGGCAATGAGTATAATCAGATTGTTCCTACTCTTGATAATAAACCTCGTAATATTGTAAACCGTATGGCTTAACATTTTTATTTCATATTTTCGCTCTCTTAAAGAAGGAGTTGAAAGTTTTTTGAGAAAATATCCTTTAAATTTAACAAACATTAAAATAGACCCTCATGAAAAATATTATTGGCTTGGATTTTTAGCTGGAGATGGAAATGTAGCTAAAAATGAAGCCAGAGTAAGAGTTGAGTTAAAAGATATAGATAGAGAGCAGCTTGAAAATTTACAAGCATTCTTTGAATCTAATGCGCCCATTACAGAGCGTACTAATAACACTGGATGTCATGCTTTAACTGTATCTATAAACTCGGCAGAGTTAAAACGTTATTTAGCACAATATAATATAGTACCTGCAAAAACCTCTATTTTTAGTATTCCCCTTGAAAACATTCCTAATGAATATATTTATGATTTTGCAAGAGGATTGCTAGATGCAGATGGTAGTATTCACATTAGAGAAGATAGAAACAATATTCCTAGTTTAAGTTTTGTCAGTCAAACTGAGATCTGCACAAAACAAATGCTAGAAATTTTAGAGTTTGATAATAAAGTAAGTCCTTGTGGAACCTCTGCTTATCAAATTCATAAAGAAGGCGCTGCAGTTGTACAAATTTTAAATAAAATTTATGAACATTCAACCGAGGCCTCTCGGTTGAGACGAAAATATGAAATATATAAGGCCCTTAATGGAGCAATCCATTAAGCAAATCATGTGAATTGCTGGAAACCCCTTAGAGTTAATCAAACTACAGCATAAGAATGAAAGAAATCTAAGTGCGAATGTTAAAAATTGATTAAATTGGGCAATCAGCAGCCAAGCTCCGAATAGGAGAAGGTTCAACGACTATCCCACTGGAGGATGAAATTTCCTCAACAGGAGTAGGGCTTTTATAATAATATAAAAGTAGGTGAAAATCCTTTAAATCGAAGTGCATGACATCCACCGTTTAAAATGGATGAAGATATAGTCTATTCCCATTAAAATATCTTGAAAAAGAGGGTATTAAAGGACATAATAGGATATGCGAGAACTGTTGAGTCTGAGTCTGGTGAGAAATCTACAAAACTCTTTATGCGCGGAACTCCTCGTTTCGTAGCTGGAAGTAGATTTAAGTATACGCCTGATTATATTGACTTCAACTATAATGCTCTTGTTAATGCAATAGGAGATGCTATTGATAGACAGGCGGCTGAGGATGGAACTCAATACTTCACAGATACTGGCGCCAACTTGCATACATTCGTTTCAAAAGAACTTGATTTCGATGAACTTATGATGCAGTTTAACTCAATGATTCAAGACCTCTCGGTTCAAAGCGACGAAGAAACATTCAAAACTTATTGGCAACCTCGTATTAGTCAATGCATAGAGAAATATCTTGGTAAAGGACAAAAAGTTTCTCAGTGCTCTCGCGAACAGACAGAAGCGCTTGACCTTATTGTGACGGAACTTAAAGATTTGATAAATACAGCTCAATAATGATTAAGTCAATAGAGGATATTATCCTCTATTGACTTTTTATTTAATTTATGTTATAATATATATATATAAAAGTATAAAAAGAGGTAAAAAGATAAATGGCGAGCAAAGCAATGGTTAAATGCCTGTATTGTGGCCAGCTTTTTGATCGTAATTCTGAGCCTTGCGCCAAACCAAAAGGTAATCGTTACGCACATCAAAAATGCTATGAAACACATATGGCATCAATGTCTCAAGAAGAACGAGACTATAATGAATTAATCGAATATATAAAATACCTCTTAGGAGAGGATTTAAATCCGCGAGTATGGAAACAACTTAAGGAATATAAAGAAGTGTATAAATATTCTTATAGTGGAATATTAAAAACGCTTAAGTGGTGGTATGAATTAAAAGGTAACGATGTGGAAAAAGCAAACGGTGCAATAGGCATTGTACCTTATGTCTACAAGGATGCGTGCGCCTATTACTATGCACTATATCTGGCGGCGGTCGCTAATGAAGATAAAGACATAGAGCATTTTCAAGTTAAGGTTAGAGAGTTCTCTATTGAACCACCTATGAGAATTGTAAAACCGCCGCGTTTGTTCAATTTAGATGATTTGGAGGAAGAGGAATGAAAAAACATAAAGTAATTTTAAAATTCACTAAAGCTCGCTACGATTCTGATTATCTTGGCTGGTTTGAAGTAGCAGATACAACATTTTATAATTGGGCGGCTGAAGCTGAAGCTAATTTTGATGTTGTTATTAAAATTTGTAGATTAAAAAATCATCTTGATCTTATGAAAAGTAAAATAGTATTCATTGGGTCAGATGCAAAAATAGTAGCACATGCATGGATCAATAAGCTTGGTAATAAAATTCAAAATATTAAAATGAGGTGAGGCAACAATGAGCAAAAGTAAATATGTAGATACCGCTGCAATAATGCAAGTGATCGGTGCTATCTATATCCAACCCTCACTTTTAGATAATGAAAATTATCATTTCCACGAAGAAGATTTTTGTGAAGACTTTCACGTGACTCTTTTTGGAACTATATATAATCTACATGCGCTCGGCGCTAAGGAGATAACTCTCAATGCAATAGAAGACTATCTTGCACAGCGCCCTAAGCGCCAAGCGATATATAAATCAAATAAGGGTGCAGAATATCTTGAGCAACTTAAAGAGGCTACACAATTAAGCGCCTTTCAGTATTACTATGATAGAGTTAAGAAGATGACGCTCTTGCGCATGTATAACGAGCGCTGTGGAATGGATTTATCGTGGCTCTATGATATGGATAATATCTTTGATGCAAAGAAGAAACAGGCACAAGAGGACTGGTTAGACAATACACCTCTTGTAGAAATTGCAGATTTAATTGATAAAAAGATAGATGAAGTTAAATCAGTTTATGTAGACAACTGCGAAGCCGATATTGTTCAGGCGGGCGCAGGTGTGGAGTTACTTCTTGAGCAATTAAAACAAAAGCCTGAGCTTGGATACCCATTGTATGGCAAATATATTAATACTATTTTCCGCGGCGCGCGCTTGAAAAAATTTTACTTGCGCTCAGCTGCAACAGGTGTTGGTAAAACGCGTTCAATGGTAGCAGATGCGTGTTATATTGGATGTGGTTCTATGTATAGCCTTGAAGAACGCACTTGGATAAATACAGGTGAACCACAAGCCACTCTTTATATAGCAACAGAGCAAGAGTTATCAGAAGTTCAAACCATGATGATAGCGTTTTTATCTGGTGTTGACGAGGAACATATTGTTACAGGTGAATATCTTGAAGGTGAATGGGAGCGCGCACTCCATGCTGCGCAACTCTTAAAGACTGGAAAAATCTATTTTGAAGCACTTCCAGATTTCTCATTACAAGACATTGAGAATGTTATTAAGAAAGGCATTAGAGAGAACGATATCAAGTACGTATTCCACGACTATATACACACGAGTATGAAGATTCTCGAAGAGATTACTCGAAGAAGCGGCGGTGTGCGCCTTAGAGAAGATAATATTCTCTTTATGATTTCCGTAAGACTTAAAGATTTGTGTAATCAGTATGGAATATTTATTATGTCTGCGACTCAGTTGAGTAATGATTATCACGAGGCAGAGGTTTATGACCAAGGATTGCTTCGTGGTGCAAAGTCTATAGCAGATAAAATTGATGCTGGTTCTATTTTGCTTGAGGCGACGGATAAGGATAAAGAGGCGTTGGCACCTTTGGTTAAGCGTCTTGGATGTGAAATGCCAGATATTAAGATGTCGATTTATAAGAATAGACGAGGTCGTTGGAAGAATGTT